TTGTACTGCGGCGCTCGCTGCTCTGGTAACATCCACAAAATCGCCTGTGACCATCGGCATAAAAGGGACCATACTATTCATCACATTTCCATCAAGTTGATACTGCGCGCGCTGGAATTGCTTATCAAACCGGGTTAAATTAAGCTTGATTTTGATATCACCATCAACAATAGAGAATCCTTTAAAATGTGTTATTTTACTTGCCATATTATTTCCCCAATATTTCAAAGTGAGGAATCACAGAGTATGGACCCCCAACAGAAGATACCAAATATACGAAGTCGTACCGGTTGTTCATATAAGCATAAAACCCACCACGATAATCTTCATCATTGACCGGGCCGCTATTCCATCCCCCTTCCCAGAAAAAACAATCATCCGATGCTTCAAAAGTAATGGTATCGTCCAACAAGTCATTTACCTGTCTCCTCCACTCCTTTGGAGGAAGCCACGGCAATTCTTTACCGTCAGCATCACGGATTATTTGTTTACCATCCTGTAATTCATAAGCTATGTGTAATTCGGCATTATCCGTGCTGTCTGGCCCATACTTTTTTAGTATTGCGCCCTTGTCGGTATTAAGGTCAACGCCAGATAATACATGGGGATACCAAATACCAATGCCAGTTGTGGATGATTCATAGTAATTAAAAACTGTCACCGTGGCATTGTACATAAGGTATCCCCTCCATTATTTATTCATCTGCTTATACACCTGGTTAACTCCCGTAGCCGTAAGGCCAGACATAGCGCCAACTGCTACAGCCGTGATGTAGTCCGATGCCGGGAAGTCTGGTATAGTTCCCATACCAAGCGCGCCAAGAACACCACCCATAACAGCCATAATGACCGGAATCCATTCGTCCGGTATCTTCTTTGACGCTTTGCATCCAAGACCAACCACATAGCTCAGAGCCACAATAGCTACACATGTTCCCAATGTCGTAATATCCATATCTACCCCATTCCGGCGTACAGCAATGGAACGCCATTATTATCTCTTACTCCCATCAGATACACATTTGCAGTATCATACAGGAGTTTATTGGTTGCCTGTTCATCCCCTGCCGCAGAGTATACAGTACTCCAGGCTTTAGCTCCGTTAGCTATTTCAGACGGGGATGCATAGCTGATTGATTCGGAACCGGATGACTTTGACGTGATAACGCCTGTGGTTGCGCCGCCGGTCCCGCTGGTTATACTTCCAGCGGCGGCAGATAGTGCCTGTTTTTCTGCCAGTTCCAAACCATACAGTTTATCAGCTACGGCACATACGGCTTTCTTGATTTTGGTTTGCTCTCGTTCATTATCTGGTAGGCCGTCAACCAATCTGTTAAATGTTATTTTGTCAAGAAAGTCGCTTGACCGTTCTGCTTGCTTATCAAATGATTGGGAATCTGGTATGGCACTGCCGTAGTATTTTGTTGTGTAAAACTCATAATCAGCATAGGCCATGCCGTTTCCTCCTTACTTGCTTTGTGTTTTCTTACTCCCTGTCAGTTCCTCGCCGTCAGTATCCAGGGATAGATTACTGGCGGCTACGCTCCCCCCGTGCTGATGGTGATAACTGCTATAGCATCAAGATATTCTGCGAATAATGTCATACCCATAAGGGCATATGATTCTCCGACCGCATGACGATAATCACCACCTGCGTGGAAGCCAATTAAATTAGTTTCTCCATCGACCACATATTCAAGTCCAAGCTGCTCAAAGCCAGAATTGCTTGGGTCCACGTAATATAAAACAATGTTTTCAGCAGGAGTGGCAATTACTTTTCCTTCTGGGATTTCGCTAGAAAGGATAACTGTCTGTGCTCCCATAAAATTCTGGATATAGTCAATACCAAATGAGGTCTGCACGGATAATTCTGCGGCGCCTAAATACTTGTATGCATCCAGCGTATTAACGAATACCACAATATTCGTAGATGTACGGCGCATTTTCTTGAATTTATCTTTTACTTTTCCGATTGCCATAGCAACTGCCATCTGGAAAGTAGTTTCAGTGGATGTAAGAGTTCCGGTCTGCAAAAAGGTATAGAATCGTTCCAAAATGTTGGCCTGCAACTCATTTAAAAAAGCTTCATCCGTCATTTGTATGGCTGCTTCTGGTCCCTTTTCGTCAACGGCCTCAATTGAAACCGCCTTTGCATACTTTTCCAGTTTGATTTTTGCATATGGAACTTCCACTACGCTAGCAAGGGAATAGGGAATTTCCTCCCCTTCTCCCACATCACCGCTTTGTAATGTGATTGTTGCCTTTTTAGATTTTAATTCTGTTCCATTTTCTTTTCTGATTGGCCTCATTATACCTAGTATCTCTCTAAGAGACTCCCATGTAAGACCATAACGCGTTACAAAATCTATCGCGCGTGCAGTAACGGCTATATTGGCTGATTTTGTAAGGTTTTCTTTTGCTGCCATTAATTATTCTCCTTTTTCAAATAGGCTTAAGTTCTGGGCAATAGCTGCCTGTCTTTCGCCAGGGTCTTTAATTTTCATGATTTCTGCTTTTGACATGGTTCCATTTCCACTGTTTGATTTAATCGGTGCGGTAAACCTCGCCATGTTCTGCTGTACCTGTTGCTGTGCATCATCAACAAAAGCCGAAGCATCCTTTTCTTTCATCTGGCCTATAAGGTCATTCAGCCCCAGAATTTTACCATCTTTCAGCTTTAAACCGGCCTCTTTTACTTCTGTCATAATTGCCCGCTTTGCTGCCTCACTGGAAAATTTAATCCCTTCAAATTCTGTCTTAAGCGCATCCGCAAAATCACGTTCATAAAGCTGTGCCTGGGCATTCTTTTCTGCTTCTGTAGCTTTCTGTTTCCAGTCAGATATTTCCCTTTGCATCGTCTCCAGGTCAACCCCTTCAAAGCCTTTCAGCGTTGTTTCTGCTGCTTCTGCTTTTTCTTTCCAGGTATCCCGGTCCGCGCTCAGATTGTCGTTTTCTTTCTGTAACTTTTTGAGGTCTTTCCCGTTTTCAGCCATGACAAAAGATATCTGTTCCTCTGTCAATCCCTGTGCTTTTAATTCTTCGGTTTTCATTGATGATTCTCCTTTTCCGTTATTAGGTTATTTGTAGGTGTGTAACCGTCCACCAACGGTTGCCATTTTGTAGGACTTGACTTGTCCAAAAACGCACATGCCGGAAATTGCATCCGCTTTTCAACCTCCAGGCTGTTCACGCTATGCGCTAGAACCTGTTTCTTTTAAGGACATGTGCTATAGGAGGGAGGTCAATATAAAGAAAGAGCCAAACAAACTCTTGCATCTGTTTGGCTCTGCGTCTGGCGTCTGGCTCTAAAGTTATGTTGCAGGTGATAAACCATTTTTTCCTATATCACTTGCTATTCCTTTTTCGATATTCATTATGAATGTATTCTTGCATACAGGGCAAAATACGGGAAGGTTTTTAGCAACCGTATCTGGTCGTATTTTAGTCCGAGTTTTATTGTTACATATAGGGCAGTACACCCAACTGTCTTTTACCATGTTTTCACCCTTTCTGCTTATTCCTACTCCTATTTTACCGTATTAGAAAAAAATAATCGTCCCCACATTTTGTAAGGTTAGATATCCCCTCTCATTATACCAGATTATTTTACTCTTCGTATCCCCACATTTTAACTATGTACTAATTGATTGTTTCTCGTTCTTATGATATAATATTGAATATAGAAAGGGGTTATTTAATGACAAAAAGAATTGATTTAACAGGTCAAAAGTTTGGAATGTGGACGGTGTTGGAATATCTGGGAAATTTGTATTATCTATGCCGTTGCGATTGCGGAACGACACGAAAAATCTATACCGGAAATTTGCGTAACGGAAAAACAAAATCTTGCGGATGTGCCAATAAAGATGATTTTATAGGTAAGAAAATCGGAAAATTAACTGTACTGCGAAAGCTTCCGAAAACAAAATCATATACGCAATATGAATGCCAATGCGATTGCGGGAAAATATTTGTTACCAGTGATAATACTTTAAAATCCAAATACAACAAGTCATGCCCCGATTGCCGAAAATCAAGAGTAGAGGACATTTCAGGAAAGCGATTTGGAAGATTGGTCGCTATTCGATATGCCGGAAAAAGCAAGGGAAATCAAACTTTATGGGAATGTAAATGTGATTGCGGGAATATAAGTATTGTTCATCAACAAGATTTGACAACCGGGCATACTAAATCGTGTGGATGTTATAGCAGAGAGTCCATAATACAAAGAAATAAAACTCATGGAGATACCAAAACCAGGATTTATAGAATATGGAGCGATATGTTGTTTCGCTGTAGCAGTGTAAAACATGATTCGTACTATTTATATGGTGGAAAAGGGATTTCTGTATGTGACGAATGGAAAGATTACAATAACTTCAAAAAATGGGCTTTAGAAAACGGGTATTCAGATAACTTATCCATTGATAGGATAGATAGTTCAAAAAATTATGAACCTTCAAATTGTAGATGGGCTACAATTATTGAGCAGAACAATAATACAAACAGAAATTTGATGTTTGAAATAGACGGAACAACGAAATCTCTTGCGGAATGGTGTAGAGAATACAATGCTTCTTATGCAAGAGTACATAGTCGCATATATAGCGGGTGGAACATTATAGATGCTTTGACACGTCCTGTACAAATTCATCATAAAAAGGCAGGAAATTAATCCTGCCTTTTGTATTACATCATGTTGCGCAGTTTGTCTATATAGCGCTTCATGACCTCCCTTTCCTCTCTGCATTCGGCATCGGCACTCATTTCCCCGATTTCATTTGCTAAAGCGTCCATATGCTCTTCTAGGGCTGCAAGCATGCGACGCTTGCAATCTTCATCTTTTCCACCACTTCTGTAGCTCTGCTTCTGATTCATGTAGTCATCATAGGCCGGTCCAGTGGCGCGACTGTAGTGTCCTCTGACATAATGTTTCCCGCGTGTGCCGCGATAAGAACTGTCACTATCATAGTCCTGCGACATTCCATCAGCACGGCTATAACGTCCCATGCTGTCGCGCTTGCGACGCGCTTCGCTGTATTCTCCGCCGTCCATTTCGTCCATTACCTGATTGTAGTACTCTTCTTTGCACTTCCAGTACTCCACATTCTCCATGTCTTTCCACATGTCTATCAGTTTGTATGCGGTTTCAAGGTTGCTAGTGTTCAGGCCCTTTTCCGCAATCTTATCCAGCTCTTCGTGGATATTCTGCATCATCTTATAACTCATAGCCTTACCCCCTTAACCTATTCTGCTAACAACAAGGTTAGCGTCTGATACTGTCGCCGCTGTGGCTCCAACGTTTTTTACCGATAAGGTAGCACAACATGGTTTGCACACCCTTACTTCTACAGTTGCTGCTCCATTGATTGTTGCTCCGGCTGCAACTGTGTTCTGGATTCTTGCGCCGGGAATACCTTCGCCGTCCTGCTGTATTTCAAAAATTACATCTCCTGCTGCGGCTGCGGAAAAGTTTCCGTTAAAGCCTACACGGTACAGGCCAGGAAGTAAAACCACTCTCCCAGAAAGTGGCTCGTGCCTTATATTTGGGCAATTACAGGAATATACCCGGTTTGCTGCAAACAGTACACTTCCATTGACTTCAACAGTCTGTGTGCCAGCAGTTACAAAATCTGCCATAATAAAATCCTCCTTATATGCACAGAAGGGCAAGCCTGTGCCTACCCCTCTATGTGTGTAATACTACTATTCAGTAGACATGTCCTTTTCGGACAAGATACGCAATATACGGTTGTTTTGGTTGATAATCTTCTCCATGTATTCCTTATTTTGCTGTCGCAACGCTTCTAATATATCACTATTAGAAACGTCACCAACGAGTAAAAGCAAATCTATCATTTGCAATGCAGTTGCATATAGAGCAAGATTATCGTAAAACTGTTCGTTTCTCATTAGCACCCGCATCCAGTATTGCATCCACAACCACAGTTAGATGCATATGGATATGGCGCTGGAACCGTATAAGCCGGTACAGGCTGCGGCTGACGAAGCTGTGCAACGATGGTGTTACCAACTGCATCAATAAAGCCGTTCTGGGCAGTCTGGCTTGCCTGGAACCTAAGAGTCTGATTTTCTGCCTGGAGGCTGGAAATTTTGTCCTGGGTCAAGAAGTCAAGGATAGCCCTGGTGTTGCTGTTGTTGTTATCCAGTAAATCCCTTGTTGCGTTCTGGATTGTATTTCTGGTATCACATGACTGTGTAGCCAGATTGTAGTTTACGCCGTCAATTGCGCGCTGTGTCTGGCAGCAGCAATCCTGGAGCTGATATCCCATCTGGCATAAGCTGCGGTCAACACCGTTGAATCCGCTGGTGATAGTGTTGTTCAGCGCGTATGTGCTGTCACAGATACCCTGCTGGATACCCCTAATTCCGTTTTCTATACCGTTCAAAGCAAAGCCCTCATTGATATCTGCTCTGGTAGCAAGACCCTGGAGTCCCGCGCCATTTGCACCGTTGCCGCCGAAGCCATTGCCCCAGCCTCCCCCGGCGAACAGGAAGAGAACGATAATCCAAATCCAATCTCCCCACATACCGTCACCATTTCTGTTATTTCCGTTTCCTGTAGCGGCTGCAATGTCCGCTAAAGAGTAACCACTTTCCATAAATATTTACTCCTTTAAATTTATTTACAAAATCATGCGCATTGATTTATGTACTATTTTTTCATGCCTCCAAGCATCTGCTGAAACTGCTGTGCCATCTGCTGGGCTTGGTCTAACTGTTGCTGGGTAATCTGCCCGGACTGTAGCATTTTCTGCACTTCTTCCTGGGGATTCCCCTTGAAGTTGTTCTTAAATTCCATAAACTTCTGAATCATCTGCATTGGGTTGTTTCCCCCACCCATTCCAGGCATCATGCCGCCCATTGGTGAGCCGCCGCCCAACATGCTAAATAATGGATTCATATATTATTTCCCCTTTCCGCTTGGCGCTGTGCTGGATTCTAAAAGGCCATATAATTCATCATATTTTGCCTTTAAATCCTGATACTCGTTTCTGGTAACATACTTTTCATCCAGATTTTCAGCCGGTGCAGATTCCTTTTTCTGACCATTTACAATCTCTTTATATTCAAAAGTGCGGAGTGTTGGCATCCCTGCCGCATCGGTTGTCTTAATATAAAAATACTCATTTTCACTGTCCATCAGCAATATAGATGTGCTGGGCGCTACTAAATACGACTTTGCCCCGGCCTCACCCTGCACCCATAATATTCCCTGATTGGTCTGCGGGACCTGTGGTACCTGCGTCTGTTGCGGCATCTGGTATGGTGCCTGTAGCTGCTGCAATCGGTCCATAGGTGGTTGTATCTGTGGTTGATATGGGTATGCATTTGGATATGTATTCAGATAGTTTGGATTGATAAATGGTTGCGGCATTATATCCCCTCCGTTCTTTTATAATCCAATTATCCCATAAAAAATAAGCCTCTGACAGTTCGTCAAAGACTTATAAAAGTATCATGCAAGTATCAGCATACTCTAATTATTTTATTGTTGACTTTTCGGCTCAATCTCTTGGCTGTAGACACACTGACATTCATTTGTTCTGCACATTGTTCCAGTGGCATGTTCTGTGCACGT